GAATAAGGTGGCCTATGCCGATAGTGGCTTTGCCCAAACTGTCCAAGTACATTTGTGTGCGCACGCCTTCGTGCAAACGCACTCTAGCTTTCAAGTCATCTGTTAAATCTATCATGATCCTATTCCCCAATGCTCTTGATGTTCATCGGGTTCTCCTTTCTTAATTAAATTTGTAAACCATATTTTTATTTTAGATATCATATGTTTTATTTATAGACAAAATTCCGGCAGGTTTCAACATATTTGCTTGCAATAAGTTAGGAACACCACCCATACCTTGTAGCATGTTTTGTGGTGGGAGAGCCATGATTCCTGGATCTGGATCTCTCGGATAAACTTCTTGTGGTCTAATTACAGGTCCATACATAAATCGTTCACCCATATTAGTGCCTTCTGTTGCTCTGCTCATTCCTGGTATATTGGTAATATTTGGTTCACTAGGAATAGGTTTATTTATTTCTGGAAAGGGAAAAAAAGTTCCTCGTTGGTTCATGGTTCGTGGTTGAACGTTTGGTTCACTTGGAATTACTGTCTCTTCTTCTCGTAATGAAAACTGATTAGGTCCTGCTTCAAAACCTTCAAATATTTGTAAAGACTTTGGTGGAGGAACAGATAAATCTCCGCCATCTTTCATACCTGTCGGTAGATTTACAACTCTTACAGAATCAACACCACCAGTTATTACTTTTTTCATTACAGTCCGCCTATTCCTCTTTTAAACATTTGTGTTTCTAAAGCTTCGTCTAAACCACCAAAAGCTAAATCTGATCTTACATCGGGACTTAGTTTGCCACTTGCAACTTGAGGTTGACCTGCACCTAAATTAGCTTGAAAAGTAGGTTGTAGTTTTTCTTGTATTATATTACCCATTGCAGCATCTCTTGGACTTAAATATTGAGGAGATCTAGGATTTAATCTATCCATTAATCTCATTTGATCTTCTCTTGCAGCTCTTGACTCAACACTTTTTTGAGGTTCTTTCATTAAACTTAAAATTGATTCTTCAACCTTGTTAGCAAAGTCCATTTGTTCTAAGTCTGCTTCTGTTGGTAACGTTGTGTTAGCCCAGTCTAAAAGAATTTTTTGATTTTCTTTTGATATTGTAAAAGGTTTTAAACTTTCTTTTGTTGTCTCAGGTCTACCCAACGCACTAGCGTATGCTGAACGTTTAGCAATATCTAAACCTGTGTCTTGTAGAACTTCTGAAAATGCTTTTAAAACTTTAGGATCAGTCAATATTGATGAACCATAACGTAGTAATAAGGGAACCATTAAAGTAGGTAAACCAAAACCAGCCATGGTAGCACCAGCTTGTACACCACCAAATAGTAATAAGCTTTTAAAACCACCTAAAGTAACACGTCTTTGTACAAAGGTTGATGGATCAGTAACAGTGAAACTACCTGCACGTTCAGCGATATCTAAGAATCTTTCAATATCTTTAATTTTAGTACCAGTTGGTTTAAGTATTTGTTCTATAACTTTTCTTCTATCGGGATTATTTAAACCTAAATTTTCTGCAAATTTCATAGGATCAAAGTCGACTGTTCTAAATCTAAATACATCTTGTGTATTTTTATAACCCTGTTTATAAACTTTTTCGGGATCTAATTTTGCTAAATTTTTATAATCTGTAAATGTTTTTGCAACGGGTAAGCCTGAGATAGACCCTGAAAAAGCATCATCAAATAATTTTCTCATTATCATTCTAGGTCCCGCGTCAGGTCCCATAGACATAACAGTTTCTTCCGTTGTGATTGTTTTTCCAAAATTAGGATTCATATCACCATTAGGTAATCGAGGTGAATCATCTAATGTTTGTACTTTAACTTTAATAGGAACATTTTCTTTCATACCTGCTTTGTAATATGCATCCAAATTAGCTTTCGGTGTCTTTGCTAATCTTAAAATCGCTGTCATTGCATCAGGATTATCTTTTGCCATTTCCAAAACAGTATTCAAAACGTCAGACGCATACATCGTCCCACCTGTTGTTGATTGTGGACCAGGACCGAATATATTTGCATTTACTTGCTTATACATATTAGGAACAGGACCTTCGTATTTAGGCATTACATCTGCTAAATAAGAATTAGCTGTTGTCAGTTTTTTTAAAGCTGTATCAAAGACAACTTTATCAACGTCATCATCAATGTTAACCATTTTGTTAAAATCATGTATTAAGGCTAGATTTAATTGTGTGATTCTAGATCCTTCTTTTACTGGTACAATTCCTTTACCTTCATTTTTAAAATTAGCTGCAAAGTTAGTAAAGAGTTCTTGTAATTTTCTTGCCTGTTGAATTGTAATTCCATCTGGATCTAACCTTGTTAAAGTTTGATAAAACTCCCTAAATGATCTTTCTGAAGCCTCACCAGGAAATTTAAAATCAAATCCAGATGCTGTAGGCATTTGACCTTTTAATACTTTGTCAAATTCACTGGCAAGTTTTGTAACAGTTTCTGGCTTGATAACTTTTTTACCCTCTAATCGTTTGGCATAGTTTTCAAAATCTTCATAAAGTAATCTTGATATTGTCATCGTATCTTCATATTCTTTTCTTGCAAATTTCATTACATCTCCACCTAAGGATGCCATAAGTTGAAACGGTGCAAAATTACGACTAGCTGTATCAAAATATTGTCTTATTGCTTCTTGTGTTCCCTCACCAGCTCTTCTAAAAGGTGTTCCAATGTACGGAAATACACCTAAAACTTTTGAATAACCTTTCCAGAAAGCACTATTTGTTGCTTGTATAATACCTAGAGGCATTCCATATGTTTCTGCTACCTCCAACATTTTTTTATACTCAGGATTTTTATTATCTAGTCCAAACAAAACTCTACCGACTACAGGTTTAAATGCCTTGACTACTGGTCCAAGAGACATGGCTCCTCCTGTAAAAGCTAAGTTCATATATGCGTCTTGTAAAAATTTTGCATTTTGTAGTTCTCTGCTTTCTAAAGGTAAATCATTAAGATGTCGTAACATTTGATTGGTCAATTCGTATACCTGTCCACCCGCAGTAGCACCTAATGTATCTGCAGCAAGCATACTAGCACCCATGGTCACAGGACCTGTCGGAGCTGTTAAAACACCAGCTCCCGCCATTGCTCCTATGGAGCCAATAGCTTCAAAAGAAGGTTTTGAAACTAATTGATCAGGCACTAAACGATCTAAACCCATAGGTAATTTACTTTGTAAATCTTTAAAATAATAATTAGCAGGATCTTCAATTAACTTCATTCGTTGATTTGTGTCTGCCATTTTTTGTGCAAGAACACTATAATATTGCTTAGACTGTGTTTGAGGATCAAACGGAATATCTTTTAAAATGTTAGCTTGAGTTGCAGATTTAAATTGATTTAATTGATTTACAAGTTCTTGAGGACTGGCACCCTGATCAATACCATAGAACTCTTTTACCTTTGCAATATCACTTGCAGTAGGATTACTAGGATTCTCAAAATAAAAAGATTTTTCGTTTGGTGTTCCTTTTAAAATTGTAACTTTATTTTTCTTAACTGCTGGTGTTGCCATTATATTCCTGCTCCTAATAAGTCTTCTGGTTCTAAAACGAATTCATTTTCTTGTGATTGATCTGTAGAGTCATATTGTTGTACATCTTGAGATGTAGTTGGTGCAGGTTGTTGCGGAGGAGGTAATTCACCTAAAAATTGTTTGTATTTTGTTACCTCTTCAGTGTATTGAGGAGCATCAAAAATATTTTTAGATCCACCTGCGTAAGAACCCTGATCAAAAATATCTACTTGCGCTGCTCTAATAAATGTTAAAATTTCTCGTAATTGACCTCTAACAAAATCGGCTGATTTAAATCCTTGAAGATCTACCAGTTGAGAAGCTCTATTGATATCATCAACATTTAATCGACCTGTAGGTTTCAGTGCACGTGCTAGTGCATATACAATTAAGTTTTCTTGAACTTTTAATCTTGCGTATGTGTCGTCATATCCTAAAGATGTATAAGTAATTGGTCGGAAGTAATCATCGACCGTTACTAATTTTTCTACAGGTTTAAAGTCAGATGTAAGCAGAGGTATTTTAACTCCGTCTTTAGGTGCTTGGAAAGTCACACGTTGTGCTTTATTTAAATCTTCACCTGTGTCTCGATCTGTATCGGGATAAAAAACTTTATCCTTTTTTCTTAAAGTTGCACCCTCATCTTGTAATCTGTCACCTAGCCCTGGACTTACAGCATTCATAAAAGATCCAAACGTAGCTACTGATTCTTTCTTAAAGAAGTCTACCATACCCTCTGCACCAAATGGTGAATTTTCTCCTCGGCCGATTTTGTCTGAATCAATGGTCAACATCTCTTCTACTATGTCTCCAGCACGACCTAATGTTGAGAAATCTCCAATTAAATTAGATGCCTGTGTAAAGTTTGGTACACCTGTTGATAGAGCAGCATCTGTTTGTGGTGAATCAAGAGGTGATAAATAAAAACCAGGAGGAGCTTCTACATCAAAAACAGTATCTCCGTTTTCATCTAATCTTGGTAACATAAACTCATAAACACCTTTTTCTGGATTAAAAACTTTCATAGATGTTGAAACTACAGGTTCGCCTGATTCTGGGTCTGTAAATGTTATATTGTCAAAAAGTCTATCAGGGTTTGTAAATAAACTATAAGCTGCTTTTTGTTTCTCCTTAGCCATCTCAAGATCAAAATCAGCTAATTTCTTTTGCATTTCCATGTCAAAAGAAAGATTTTTCATAAGATAATCATTATCCATATTCATTTTTTTTAGAAAAAACTCACCTTCCTTTTCAAGAATTGCTGCGTTTTGATCTTGCATCTGTTGAATAGCAAGTTCTTTCATTTTTAAATTGTGTGCTATATTAGCGGCTTTCTCTGCAGTTTCTCTTTTTAAGTATTGACCTGTTGCTTGTGCTAATACATCAAAGATACCTGCAGCTCCTTTGTAAGGAGTTCTTGCATTAATAGAATCAACTAAAAAATTGATTGATTTTTCTACACCTTTTGTTTTTGGTAAAGGACCTAATTGTTCTTGTATACCAGCTAAAGCATCTTCAAAGGAAACTCTTTGACCAAGACCCATACTTTGAGCAATCATACTTTGATTTTGCTCCATAGCTTGTCTTACAGGAAGAAACTTATCAGCATAATCTAATGCCATTTGATTGTAGGTAGGTGTTTGATCAACCGCTGCCTCAGCCAAACCCATGTTTATTTGATCTTTAGCTTGTATGTCTGCTTTTTGTTGTGGATCTGTTACAGTGAATGTCCCACCCTGTACGTTTGTTACCGGTTGAATAGGATTTATAGGTTTTATTGTAAGATCTGTTTTGAAAGAGTTTAATGTATCAAATCCTGAATTGGCCATGGCTCACCTCTTACGATCCGCCAAAGAAACCACCAATTCCAGCAAGTAATGGATTTCCCATTGATTGAGGTAAAGCAGGTAATGTTGGAAACTGTGATACTAGACCTGATTGAAACTGTAATGCTTGATAAGGTTGCATAAATCTTGCCATCTGATTTGCTTGCTCTTGATTAAATTGTGCTTGTTGTGCTTGTTGTTCTGTGACACCTAATTGACTTAAGGTTGTTGCTAATTGACCGATAGACGCTGGATCTTGTACACCAAAGGTGCCATACATTTGACCAATACCTTGACCAAGTTCGCCACCTGCTAATTGTAAACCTGCTGCAGCTTGTTGTGCTTTTCTTTGATTTTCAAAAGCTGATTGAGCTTGTTGTTGAGCAGACTGAAAACCTGAAGCTAATAAACCAGATATACCTCTACCCAGTTGATCTTGAAAACCTCTTTGTGCCTCAGCTTCAACAACACCTTCTCTACCTCCGCCAAAGGCTCCTGCACCAACTGCTTGTGCAGCACGACCTTGACCTGAAATATCAAATTGTCTTTGCATTTCTTTTGTGTACTCATCAATAACTTCTGATTGATAAGGATTCATAAACTGTTGATATGATTGTGGATCGTAAGCACCAGTTGTTTGTGCTGTTGTTGCCATAGCGTTACCTATAGCTGATTGTGCTCCTTGTAGTGCACCAACACCTTGACTAAAATAATCAGGCATTTGTGTAGCTGCATTTGCAACCAACCCTGTAGCCTGAGAAACAGCACTTGATACAGGTGCAACATTTGCAACTGGAACAGGTGCTCCAGCCATGTAAGAAGGAGATGTTATAGCCTCTCCACCTTTTACTACATTACCATAACCTTGTGCTAATAATTGTTCGAAACTTGCCATTAGAATTTACCAATCCCCATATCTTTTGCTTTATCTTGTAAAGAGTACATCATTTCATACATCTTTTTAGTTCCTTTATCTCTATCGCCGTCACCAGCAGCCATTACTGCTTGTTTAGTCATAACAAATTCGCCATCGGAAAGCATTGCAGGGATATCGTCAGATTGACCATTACCTGGACCATCAATCATACCGTCTTTTTCAGGAAAGTCCATAACTCCACCACCTCTGTTATATTCTAAAGGTTTGTATACATCAGTAATTTGTGTGCCACCACTCAAGTATGGATTTTGATTAGGATCATATAATCTTTCAGCTTCTTTTTGACCAAGGCTGGCAGCAGCGACTTGTAAACCAACTTGACCTAACGCCAATATTGGAGAATACTTTTCAAAAAAGTCTTTGCCTTCTGGATTAACCAATCCAAATCGTTCTAAAAATCCTGGTTCTTTAGCTTGATTTAATACATTGCTTGTGGACATTCCAAGATCACCAGCGACCATTCCTGGATCTACGTTTTGATTCATCATTGAAGAAGAAACATTTTGTCGAGCTGTTGAAGCAGGAGCAATACTACCTGCTTGAGGTGCCATGCCTAAGCTTTGACGCGCGCCACCCATGAAACCACCTGGTTGACCTAAATTAGATATTCCACCTAGTGCTGTTCCGTAGGCCACGTTTCGTAAAACATTTTCAGGTTTATCACCTGCTAATAATCCAAGACCTGCCTGTGTGAGCATTGGATTTGCTGCTGCAAATCTACCAATACCACCCGCAAGACCTGACATACCTGCCATTCCCGGCAATAATAAACCAATTCCGATTTGTCCTACTGGACTTCTCACTAAATCTTTTGCTGCTTTGAAAATTTTTTTAAACATTTTTATTCTTTCTTATTCGATGCACCCAAACTTGAAAGTCGTGGTGCAAAGATTGTAACATCTCTCTTAATATCAGCATCGGTAGTATCGGTATCAGGATTATCAATGTCAGCAGAACAAGCGTCCTCTGACTCATAAGTTGCATTTGTTCGTGTATTCGTAATGACAGTTTCTGTCTTACAGCTATAGATAGGAACTTGTGCACCATCGATCTCCTTATGTCCTAAAAGTTTTGGTTCTTCTACTATTTTATGCATCTTTAACCTTTATTTGTACTATTGTTGATCCTTCATTTCAAGCACAGAAAC